CTGCAATAACTTTAAATTTATCGGGTACATATAGCCAAGTTATTACTGGAAGTCCTGCTGGTACAGATGGTGCATTTTTTAATTTAGCTGATAATCTTAATACATCAGGTGGCGGTAATGGTTTTGGATCATCATCAGGAGATGTACAGTTAGTAGGCACAAGTAGCAGTGGTGTTAAAACAGATCAGACAAATACCGCATTACCTACAACAACAAATGCCGCAGCAATTTTAGATAATAATACATTACCACAAAATCTATATCTTAGTTTTAGATTTAATGCAGAAGGTGACAATGCAGATTATAGTAGTGCAAATGTTATTTTAAAAAATATATATTTTACTATTACAGCAGAAAATGATCTACAAAATGAACCAGTTGCATCTACAACATTTAATGCTGGTGTAGATATAGTTTATTTAGGCAGAGATGTATTAACTCCCGGATTTACAGAACATACAAGCGCTACTACTATTGGTGATCTTAATAATCCAGTAGCAATACATAGACAGTTACTACATGATGTAGTTGATATTACAGATTTTGTAAATGATACTGATATAGAAGATTCAGGTTTTAAAGAAGTTGCAGAACTTAGAGATAGTAATACTGCTAACAGTACAACACACTGGGATACTAAATTATCAATACAAGAAAAAGGATCACTAGAAAATGTACTTACACAGCTGCAATATGAAGGTTGTTTTTTCTTCCAATTTAGTCCGCAGGCAGAACAAACAGCTTTAACAGGCGTAAGTCCATTAAGATATTTTACAATTGATAATGGTGTGCCAACAGCTGATGTGGCGCTTTCACAAAATGATATTAGTAATTATGAATTAGGTATTACAAGAGTTTCTGATCTTGAAACAAATATAGTAGTTAATTATCAACCGCATCCAACTGAAAATGATTATTTGCAAACAGTAACATATACAGCAAATACTAGTGCTGGTCAAAATATTTCACATAATGTAGTATTTGACCAAGCATCACACCAAAAACAAGAAATAAATTTAGACTACTTACGAGGATCAATAGACGCTGGTGGATCAGATCGTAATGATGATTTTATTAATTTTAGAAGTTCTTTATTTGGTGATTATAAAACTACTATAAATGTAGAATTAGTAAATCCAGAAAAATATGCAATGTTACAAATTGGCGATATAATAGATTTTTCTAGTATATTATTTCAAGATCTTGGAGAGCCATTTGCAAGCATTAGTGATACATTTGACAGCTTTGTTGCTATGCCTACAAATTTATTTAAAGAAACATGGAGTAACAAGCGATTTTTAATAACAAATTTAAAACGTACAATTGGTAAAGTTAGTATTAATTGTAGACAAGTATAGGAGAGTAAAATGGCATCATATTTTATTTATGATTCAATTAACATGTACCGTTCAGACAATACGGTAAGTGAAGGTACATTTAGTAGTACAACTTTTACAGCATCAAATAGTTTAACTGCTCATGAACGTGTAGCAGATCAGAACATTGGCTTTGCTATGTCCGGTGTAACAGCTAATGATGCAATATGTTATCAAGTTGGATCTGCTGCTAGTGCTGATGCTATTGCAATGCGATTTTCAGGTGACTGTGGTATTGGCGTGCAAGACGGATCAGAAAACACTATAAGATTTGGTACATCATTAACTAGTCTTACAGGTGGAGTAAATTTTGGCAGTGGTAGTACTGTTGCATCTTGGAGGATCAAGACATTTACAGCAGTAACTAATAAAACTAAATTTTGTGTAGAGTTTAATGATGCACAAGATAATATTTCTGAAATATTAATAGGTAAAAAATTAGATTTTGAAATTGAACCTGATGTAAATATACAAACTAGTATAGACTATCAAAATAAAGTGCAACGTAGTTTAGGCGGTGTTGAGTACGCAATTAATGTAAATCCCGGACAAGAAGTATTTACTATTAGCTTTCAAAATATATCAAATACGTTTAAAACTGATCTTATTACTATG